GGCCATGCAGGCGCTCGAGGTGGCATACCTGAACGGCCGCTTCGTCCATGGCAACGACCCGATCCTGAACTGGAACGCGTCCAACATGGTCGCGCGCCAGGACGCCAACCTGAACAACGCGCCGGACAAGCGCAAGGCTGCCGAGAAGATCGATGACTTCTGCGCCCTGCTGATGGGCGTGGGGCGCACGCAGCTGCACGCGCCGCCGCGAAAACTGGTCCTGGCCGTGGCCGGCTGACCGCAAACGAGAAAGCGAGGACGCGATGAGCGCCCAACACGTCACCTTCTGCGAGATGGTCCTGAAGGGCGTCAGCGAAGACCTGCGCCAGATCACGGGCATCGCGACCACCGGCAGCATGGACCGGCACGGCGAGGTCCTGGACATCGCCTCCGCGCGTTTCCGTCCCGAGGTGCCGCTGATCTGGCAGCACCAGCAGAGCATGCCGGCGATCGGCCGGGCGCAGCTGTTCAAGGACGGCGACGCGATCCGCTTCGTGGCCAACTTCGCCAAGCTGACCGAGCCGGGCCTGCTCAAGGAGCGGGCCGACCTGGCCTGGCAGGCCGTGAAGTCCGGCCTGGTCAAGTTCGTGAGCATCGGCGCCATGGGCGGCCGGCGCTTTGTGCGCAAGAGCGGGCCGCCGCTGCTCGTGGACATGGAAGTGGTCGAGCTGTCGCCCGTGACCATCCCTGCCAACGCTGACGCCACCATCGACACCGTCAAGGCGCTGTACGCGCGCCAGCGCGGCGCCATCCCGCTTGTGAGCGCCGTGCACACCCAGAACCTCAACGGGGCCATCCAGCTGATTCGCCCCTGACCCGGCCGGCCGCCTGCCGTTGCACGCAGGTCGCACGACCGAACAACCCGAGCCGTCCGCGTGACGGCACCCATCGTTGAACCGCCCTCGTGGCGGTTTTTGCGTTCTTGAAGGACCCCAATGAAGACGTACGCACAACAAGTCGCCGACCTGAAGGCGACCCGCGCGGCCAAGGCCGACGAACTGAACGTCATCGCCCGCAAGTCGGTCGATGAAAGCCGCTCCATGGACACCGGCGAGCAGGAGCAGTTCGACACGCTGCAGTCCGCCATCAAGTCGCTGGACGGCGACATCGCGCGTTTTTCGCGCATGGCCGAGATCGAGGCCGCCGAGAAGGACAGCGCAAAGCCCGTGGACACGACCCAGAAGGCCGGCGCTGTCGCCGTCGGCGGCGCCGCCGACCGCCTTCCGGTGCAGGTGAAAAACACCGAGAAGCTGGAAGAAGGCCTCGGCTTCGCTCGCATCGCCCGCATCAAGGCCATTTCCCGCCTGGACAACGCCGACCCCCTGCAGGTCGCGTCGGCCCTGTACCCGGACGACAAGGAACTGCGCACGTCGCTGGTCAAGGCTGCCGTACCGGCCGCCAACACCGGCAACGCTGGCTGGGCCGGCAACCTGGTGCTGGACGGCGGCGCCTACTTCGCCGACTTCGTGACCTACCTGCGCGCCAAGACGGTGCTGGGCCAGATCGAAGGCCGCCTGCGCCGTCTGCCGTTCGACACCCCTGTGCTGGTGCAAGGCACGGCCGGTGTGGCCAAGTGGACGGGCGAGGGCAAGTCTAAGCCGGTGACCCAGTGGAGCTACACCAAGACCAAGCTGGAGCCGCTGAAGGTCACGACGATCGCCGCGGCCACGAAGGAGACCATCCGCCGTGCATCGGTCGCCGCCGATGCGCTGATCCGCGATGAGCTGGTCCTGTCCATCGGCACCGCGATCGACAGCACGCTGGTCGGCACCGCTGCCGCCGTGGCGGGCGTGTCCCCTGCAGGCCTGCGCAACGGTGTCACGGCCACCGTGCTGCCGGGTGACGGCTCGCTGGAAGGCATCCGCCTGGACATCGCCACGATGCTCAAGGCTCTGGTCGGCAACAACCTCAGCGTGGCCGGTGCGTTCTGGCTGATGTCCGAGACGACCGCCATCGACCTGGGCGGCGTCACGAACCTGGCCGGTGCTGCTGCGTTCCCGGGCATCACGCCCGAGGGCGGCACCCTGGCTGGCCTGCCGGCGTTCACCTCGCAGGCCATCCCGGCCAACGTGGTGCTGCTGATCAAGGGCGACGAGATCTTCCTGGGTGACGAGGGCGGCATCGAGGTGTCGATCTCCGATCAGGCTTCGATCGTCATGGACGACGCCCCGGCGCAGGACGCGACGACCGGCACGGCCGGCACTGCCAACGTGGTCAGCCTCTGGCAGACCAACAGCGTCGGCTTCCTGGTCGAGCGCATCCTGAACTTCGTCAAGCGCCGCCCGGGCGCTGTGGTTTGGGCGACGGTCAACTGGACCGGCGTGCCCACCCCGTAACCAGCCAGCTGGTGCAAGGGGCTTCCGCAAGGAGGCCCCTTGTGCAAGAGGAAGGACACCATGAGCCAAGTCATCTTCACCTTCAAGGACGGCCGCACGCGCAAGGTCACGCAGGCCGAATCGCGCCTGCTACTGCGCCTGGGCAAAGGGGCCGTGGCGACCCCCGACGCTGCGCCCGACCTTGACGCAATGGATGCCGACGCCCTGCGCGCGCTGGCGCAAGATCGCGGCATCAAGGTGCACCACAACGCGGGCGCTGACAAGCTGCGCGCCGCCCTGCGCGAGGCGCAGGCATGAATCTGTTCGGGCTCACGATCACGCGCACCAAGGCGCTGAGCATGGTGCCCGGCGCCTGGCGCAACCAGTGGCGCACGATTTCCGAGCCGTTCGCGGGCGCGTGGCAGAAGAACATCGAGGAGAAGCAGTCCGACCTGCTGACCTACCCGACGCTGTACGCCTGCATCAACCGCATCTCGTCGGACATCGGCAAGCTCCCGTTCTCGCTGCGCAAGCGCGAGAAGGGCGGCAACTGGGTCGCGGTGGAGAACGCCGCCTACGACCCGGTCCTGCGCAAGCCCAACGACTTCCAGACGCCCGCCCAGTTCCGAGAGCACTGGATGCTGAGCAAGCTGACGGCTGGGAATACGTACGTCCTGAAGCGCCGCGACGCGCGCGGCGTCGTGAACGCGCTGTATGTCCTCGATCCGCAGCGCTGCCTGCCGATGATTTCCGAGTCCGGCTTCGTGTTCTACCAACTGCAGACCGACGCACTGAACTCGTTGCCGGTGGGCTATCCGGCCCAGGACTTGGTCGTGCCGGCCAGCGAGATCATCCACGACCGGTGCATGACGCTGTTCCACCCGCTGGTGGGCGTCCCTCCCGTCGCGGCCGCACACTGGCCCGCTCTGAAGAACATGAAGATCCTTCGCTCGGCAACCGAGTTCTTTACGAACAACGCTCGGCCTGGCGGCTTGCTGACTGGCCCTGCCGGCATGACGGACGATGAGGCGAAGGAGGTCAAGGCGTACTGGGAGACCAACTTCAGCGGCTCCAACGCCGGCAAGCTGGCCATCATCGGCGCGGACATGAAGTTCACGCCCTTCGACATGAAGAGCATCGACGCGCAGATGGTCGAGCAGATGGGCTCCAGCGACGAGCAGATCTGCCAGCCATTCGGCATTCCTCCGTTCAAGGTCGGCATCGGCACCATCCCTGCGGGCATGAAGGTGGACGACATGAACCAGCTGTACTACTCCGACGCGCTGCAGACGCACATCGAGCACATGGAGTTGCTGCTGGACCAGGGCCTGTCCATCGCCGCGCCGCTCGGGGTCGAGCTCGACCTCGACCCACTGCTGCGCATGGATGAAGGCAAGCGCGCCGAGGTCGAGTCCAAGCTGGTGCAGGGCAAGATCAAGACGCCGGACGAGGCGCGCGCGAGGTTCAACCTGGCGCCCACAGGAGGCGGCGGCACGCTGTGGGGACAGCACCAGGACTACCCGCTGGCCGTGCTGGAGAAGCGACAGGATCTCGATCCGGTGCCTGCAGCGCCGGCCCCCGCGCCCGCGCCTGCACCCATCTCCGAAGAAGACCAAGCAACCGTTGATGCGGCGAAGGCCATCGTGTCGACTCAGAAGGCGATCGCAGCGATGCGCAAAGCCGCCAACCCGGAGGCCACGAATGTTTGACCCCGAACTGTTCGGCCAGGCGATGGGCGAGGCGATTCTGAAGGCTGTTGCGCCGCTGCACGCCGAGATCGCATCGCTGAAGGCTCAGCTGTCCGCATTGCCCACGCCTGCCAACGGCGCTGACGGGCAAGACGGC